TCGATATCGCTCGCATTTTTCAGCATAAAATCAGCAGGCTTTAGCATCTTATCCCTCCGGCTTATGTGAACATTGGCTACCGTTGAAGCAATCAGTCCAGCGTGGATATTGTCACGCTCAGCACCAAACGGTTCGAGTGCATAATATGCCATTGCCTCAGAAAACAATGAGCTTGATAGATTGTTTTCAAGCTCATAGATTGGCGTTCCCCAGGCAAGTGATAACCGCCATAGAAAACGGCGTTCATAGTTATCTTCTAGGGCTTTTTTTTATCGTCATCACCCACCCCTGACAACGCCATCGCCTTATTGAATAGCTCAAGTAACACACTACTTTTAATTTTGCATAGCGCATCGATATCATTATCAGTAAATAAATCGCAGCACATCACAATGACTTTAGCGCGGCCAATATCCTGATCATCACTAGCGAAACCATTTAAATCAAGCCGTTGCTTTAATGTCAGCTCATGAAGCTCGATATCGCCATACCCATCAACACTAACAGTGCCCGTATTAAGTTTAGCGGCTTGAAAAAACTTAGACTTACTCATGTTGGTGTAACGACATCAGTAATTGCGCCACTTATTTTGAATGTTGCACTTAATTTATGAGCATCAGTCAGTGATGTTGAGCGATTCCAGCTCTTAGGTGTTAATGTGAATGTACTCGTAAGGGTTTTAACACCATCCGTAATTGTCATTTCATAATTGCGGTTGATACCGCCGTTTACATCAGAAACAATGCTTTCTTGTTGAGCGTTACCAAGAATCAATTGCCATTCAAGATCGACATCTTTACCATCACCAAGAAATTCAGCAATATATTCCTTGTTATCAATTGAGTCATAGCTTGATACTTCTATTTGACCTTTATCGGCACCAAGATTCGGAGATACGGTCATTTCTGGAATAGAGGTAAATACCTCCGTCGGTGTTGTACCGTCGCCACGCTTTAACGTTACGCCGCCTGTAAATGCTGCTGTCATTGTTATTACCTCACGCAAAAACCCCAATCAAGGGGCGTTAGAAACAAAAAAACCGCTCATTATTGCTAATGGCGGCTAGTTGGTTGACCTAAATGGTCAGTTTATCGCTTGAATATTATTGGTATCGCTAAACGGCGGTACTTGGATCGTTCTCTTTAACATGATATTTAACACTGTATTCTAGTTGTGCTATGCCATGCGGCTGATCACCTTCGCCATTAAAATCAATATCAGTTGCCTGTAAATCAACATTAAAAACTAAGCCGCTAAGTTTACGATCTGTACTCATGGCCACTTCAACCTGCTCACAAATATCATCCAGTGCATCATCTAAATTATCGAGCGCTTTTGCATAAGCGGTAATTTTTATTGATACATCATGCTGTATGGTACGGGGTACATCGTGACTTATTGGCCCTGCTGATACATCGCGTATTGATGTGATAACTAAGCAAGGTAAGTTGGCCTTATCTAGCGTAGTGAATCTATTCTGATACACGCGATCTTCTGTCGTAGTAAGCCCTGTTAATTTTAATGCAATGGCTTCGCGTATTTGCTGTCTTACATGACTCATTGTTCATTCAACCTTAAAATTGTCATCCCCAAACCATCAGGCTCAGGTGGTGCAGATACGCGATAGAGCACACCGGCAACCACAACATCAGAGCCTTCCGTCGCCCTACCGATATCGCATGATAAACACATAACATAAGGCGAAGAAGAGGCCACGCCAACACCGATACTACTTAAATCATTGTAGTCATTATCAAACACGGCATCGCAAGATACGCCATCGACAGTGATAACCTGCCCTAAGGTATCCGTACATGCTGCATTCAACTCATCTAGTAACGCTGGATCCATCGCCATTATTTAACCCCTGCTTTGCGTACTTTAATCATCACATCGTCTGATAAGATATCACCTGATGTATCGGTGCAATTAATCGTCACTTCATAATCCTCACCATCCGTACCGCCTGTCACATCAAAGCTCACTTTCGTGCCTGATACCGTAATACTATCCGCTGTTAATGCGGTTACCTCTGTCACGTTATTAAGCTTTGCAACACCAATAGATTGCACAGTTGAAATTGTTACACCTGAAGCGACAACCTTTGTGAAATCAACAGTATATTTTCGCGTTTCTACAGGGCGCTTTACTTCATAAACAAGGCCGGTAATTTTATCGATTTTAGTGACCATAAAACTCTCTTTAATTCGCGCTACGTTTAGGTAAAACAAACTGGGTACCACGTGCTATTAAGGTGAGCTCAACACCACGACGTGTAAGCGTCATCACCACGCCATCACCCACAAATAATGCTGGCAATGCCAAAAACACATCTGCATTTTCACTAGCAATAAAGCTACCCTGAACAATAACGCCACCACTCGCAGCAATAATGTCGCTTAATTCACTAGCAGATAATGTCGCCGTTATTGGTTGCGGAACTGCCCCACTAAATGACGCCGTATCACCGCTTTCAGTTGCACTAAATAAACCGTCGATTAATACTGCGGCATTCGATGCAAACCCATCACGACTTTCAGTTGTACTAAATAAGCCTGTTATTAATACCGCGCCAGCTATGCCAGCAGAATCAGCCGCTTCTGTTATATTTAACGAGCCACTAGTCGTAACGGTAGACGAGCCATTAAAATACCCAGTATCAATATTTTCAGTTGCTGATAAGCTGCCTTGAACAATAACTTGCCCAATTGATTCAGCTGTATCATTAAGTTCGCTTGATGATAGTGCGCCCTGAGAAATGACCGATCCGGCACAGGCAATACTGTCTTTGGCCTCAATAGCATTAAGACTGCCATTAATAACGCTGGCACCAGAAAATGACGCGCTATCGTTTAGCTCAGCAGCACTTAAAGCACCTTGAACAATTACCGAACCTACCGATGATATGCTGTCACTTGATTCTGTTGCAGCTAATGAGCCGCTTACTGAAGCAGTAGCGATCAGCCGATCACCACCGCCATAAGACCCTATGCCGTATGGATTAATGCCGTATGGGTTCACAATATTTAGACTTTTACATAACTGTAAACAGGAAGTTCACTAATAATTACGCTAGGGCTTGTTGGCATAGGTCTTGTGCCAGCCTTAACCTTAGCAAGCTCACTATTAACATAAGCCCATACTTCCGCTCTCCACTGAAGAAAGGCAACAGACTCATCTTGATAGGTATTTACAGCGCCAGAATACGAACAGGCAGAAATAATGGAATCATAACCGCTTAATTTTGCAGTATCATCTAAAAATTCCTGAATATACTGCTCAGTACTATTCGCTTGCTCTGCAAACCGCAATGCCAGTGCGTCATCATAGGCCAGCTGGTTAGATATAGCCCAAGCGAGGTCAAAGGTTAGCACGCCACCGCCTACCCATAATGCAGGAGCATCAGCCGAAACCACTTCGTGGGTGGTGTTTCTAATGTCTAAAGCTTTAAGTCTACCTACTACCATTCTAGAAGCATCAATATCAATAGGCTCAAAGTCTGGGAACATATAGATAGCTTTTTTAGATGTTATTTCTCTTACGATTTGCATAATTATTACCTATATAGCATCAATATATAATTCAGTTGCTGAGAGGGCTTTACCTACATACCTGGTGTTGGTAGATGCGGTAGTTAATGTGCCAGCAGTAGTTACATAGTACTTAGATCCTACAGTCAACCCTACTTGGTTTGCATCAATAAAGCCCTTAACACCAATAACAGATACTGCGGCATCAACTGCTGGAGTCTGGGCTATACCAATGACTGACGCGCTATTAGAAGTATTAGATTGGTAGACTATTGCTGTCCCGTAGTTAAGGTTTCCAGCATTGTTATACGCAATAACAACTTTGTTATCAGTGCTATTGTAGACTGCATATATACTGTAACTATTAGCGCTATTAAAAACCATAGCAGGGCCAAAACTAATAGTAGTACCGGTAACAGTGCCCGCTATTACCGTACCAAAGTTAGTGTTGCCAGCATCTTGATAAGTAATGATGACTTGATCGGCAATACTATTAAAGGTGGCGGATACTACATTAGTAGTAGCACTTTCAAATACTACAGCAGTTCCAAAACTAATAGTAGTATTTGAAACGGTTCCAACTATAGCAGTACCATAATTGGTATTGCCTCCATTTTGGTAAGCAATGACTATCTGACTGCTAGTGCTATCGTATACTGCGGACGTATAGACAGTGGTGGCACTATTAAAAACTACAGCAGTTCCAAAACTAATAGTAGTACCTGAAACGGTACCAACAATAGCAGTACCATAATTTAGGTTTCCTGCGTCTCTATAAGAAATAACAACTTTGTTATTAGTAGGGTCATATACCCCTGAGATATGGCTACTATTAGCACTTTCAAATACTACAGCAGTTCCAAAACTAATAGTAGTACCTGAAACGGTACCAACAATAGCAGTACCATAGTTAGAATTGCCTGCATTTTGGTAACTAATAACAACTTTGTTATTAGTGCTATCGTATACTGCTAAGTTATAGGCAGTGGTGGCACTATTAAAAACTACAGCAGTTCCAAAACTAATAGTAGTACCTGAAACGGTACCAACAATAGCAGTACCATAATTTAGGTTCCCGAGGTTTCTATAAGCAATAACAACTTTATTATTTGTGCTATCGTAAGTCACAGAGTTGTAGAAAGAAGTGTCCGCGTTATTAAAAACTACAGCAGTTCCAAAACTAATAGTAGTACCTGAAACGGTACCAACAATAGCAGTACCATAATTAGAATTACCCCCATCTGTATAAACTACGACAACTTTATTGTCAGTAGGGACATATACCGCTGACAGGTATATAGCATTAGCGCTTTCAAACACTGTAGAAGTACCTACAGACGCCGCACCACTTAGTCCAACTACACTGACGGTACCATCTACATTTAATGCAACGCTTAGTCCTGCTGAGGCAATAGTACCAGTAGCTACGAAGTTTTTAGATGAGTTTCCACCAAGAGGAAGCGTGTTTGCAGCATCCATTAATGCTTTTGCAGATGGAGCAATAGCAACTTCACTTGCGCCAAGCAATGAAATTCTTGTAGGAGCAGTGCTATCATAAACACCCGCAACTAAAGTTACTAAAGGTGTTGTTCTATCTATCGTATTCCCAGTTTTAACAGTGCCTATACCCAGTTCAGAATTATCACCGTTTCTAATAGCGTAATAAACAGGCTCACCTGGAATGGCAGCATCTGAAAACCGCCCAAAACCTGTTACAGCAGTTAAAGTAACATTAAGAACTGTACCGGTAGTGCTGGTAGTTTCTTTTATTAAATCGTAGATATTAGCGTCCATAGCTGCCCCTTACTGACCAATCGTAATTATTTCAGCACGTATATGAGCCACCTCATTCAATGCAGCTTCCAGATCTTCATATAGTCTAGCCATGAGTAATAGCGGCAGAATTAAGCGTGACTGTTTGCCCTGCTGTGATGCTTAAGCTATCGAGTACAACATCAGGTGCAGGAACTAAGTTACTCAATCCAACCGTAAGCCCAGTGACCACGGCGGCTAGGGCGCTGTTGACAATTTGAGCGGCGGCGGCGGTTCCTGTTGCATCTGCCCCTGTATCTGACTGAGGCATGGTAAATGTAAGTACGCCACCCGCCGCTGCTGGGGCAGATGTTGCCGCTAGCGGGATTGTCGCTAATACTGTGGCCATTCCGGCAGTACCAATCTGAATAAACCCGCTGGCACTGATAGCAGTTGTTACCGCATCAAGCCGTGTATTTTTTAGTGCAACTGTATATGTAATCGACATAATTATTCTCTCGTTTATTTAGTGAGCATGCATAAAAAAACGCACTGAGAATAACTCGCAGCGCGTTTTGATTTGTTTACTAGTTGATTGAGCGATTAAGCTGAATACTCAGCCCATGCTTCATCACGTTGAGCGGCCGTGATATTGCCGCCTAATGCATCTTCAATACCAGGTACTTTGGGCTTTCCATCTTTAGCCCATAATGCTTCATCTTCAATATCTAAACCATCAATTGCAGTAATAATCTGTGCTTTTGTGTAGGCCGTTATATCAGCATCTTCTTCTGTTTTTTTGCCTGCACCCGAGTTAATTAATAACTTAGCAATGGCATCATCCACATCAACTACCTGCCCTTCTCTACCAACAAGCCCCTTACCGATAACGCAACTTTTATGTAACTTTACTTTCATGTTATTCACCATTTCTTAAGTAAAAGGCCCCAGCATGACTGGGGCCGATAATCAGCCGATTGATTAGCCGTTGATACAGAATGATTCGGCATGACGCACTGCTACATCAACATCTTGGAAGGCACGAAGAACAAGTCCTCCCGCCGCTGCTTTTGCCGCTACATCAGGCATGATATCTAACACGCCCCACATACCAATTAAAACATCAGCAAAGTTACCCATGATGATACGCTTAGCTGTGAGTTGATTGCTCACAGTTACGTTATAGCCATTTGCTTGGCCACCATCCATTAAGAACAAGCCGGAGCCGGTATCTTTTGGCGTAATTTTTAAGCCCCCACGAATAGCTGATGTAGTGATAATGCCTAACATACCCATTAATGCTTCATCGTTAGCAATAGCAGATTCAAAACCAACTAACTCAGCCCATGTTGGATAGCCTGTCGTTGCTGATGCTGCGATAGCTTGCACATTAACCCCTACCGTATTAACGATACCTGTTGGCTGACCTGCTGTACCAGATCCCTGCAATGCTGCTAAATCAATTGCTAATGCCGCACCGATCGCTAAATCGTTTTGAATCATTTGCTCTATGGCTGGACTAGATTGTTTAAGTAAGCGACGAGACATAGCAACAGCGCCACCAATCGTTCTTGGTGACATCGCTACACTGCCTAACGTTAAATCTGTTAACGATGTATCAGCATCATCTGCTAGCCACGAAAAACCTGCACTACCTGTCTTTTTAGGGATATCAAGATTACCGACTAAGCCTGGTAATATTGTGGCACCCGCCGCACCGACAACCGATTGAGCACGTAAGTTATCAATGAAAGAACCAGCAAGGTGATCTGTGCCAATTGCTGCTGCACCTGTTGTGACATTCATCACTCGTTGCTGCACTTCAAAGGGAACAAAGAAGCCGCGAGCATCACGACCCAATTTGTCAGCAATAGCTATTGAGCATTCACGCTCAAAGCCTGCATTTTTCCAATCACCCGAAACACTGGCACGAATAGCGGCCATTAAGCTGAAACGCTGTGATTCATCGCCGCTTAAACCAAGCTGTGATACCGGCGTTTCATCGCGAACACTACTCGACTGAGTAGCAATAATACTGACCACTTCATTAAAATCAGAAGCGCTACGACCTTGCTCAATAAAGCGACCCGCTAAATCATCTTGACCATGTTCACGAGCAAGTTTCAAAATATCTTGAACACGTGACCGCTCTAATGTGGCACCGCTTTGACGCTCTGCTTTTACATCAATTTTTGGTTGAGTTACAGTCTCAACTACTGGGTTATTTTCTTCTGGCATTGTTCTTTCCTCGTATTGGATTATGATTTTGTTTTCTGCTTCGTCGCTACTTCTACCGACACCTACTGAGTCATCAGCAGGAATGGAAACAATAGAAACCTCGTAAGGCTCCCAATCTGTTGCCCGATAAACTTCTAATTCAGCAGAAGGATCTTCTAACTGCATTTTATGAATACGGTAGCCGACACTAATTTTTGTACGAATACCATCTGTTACATCTTTGAATATTTCAGAGGCCTTGTCTGATTGTCCAAAGCGTATTACTGCTCGACCTATTCGATCGCTATCTATAACAGCAGACTCAACCACACCGACCTGTTCGTCAGAGTCGTGGCCTACCAATACGGGCGCACCATTGGTTAAGCGGCCAAGCCTAACGCTAGTAGCACTATGGTCCAGTATTTCTTCACCAAACCAACGTTCGACCGGCGCTTCTGATGAGAAAGCAATCTCAACAGTTCGACTTTCAACGTTGATTTCACGTGTATCAAAAACCGCTGAACGGCTTAATGATTTACTTTTAATCGTTTTGGTTTTGGTTTGCATTGGTTTCTCCGGCTGTTGATTGCCCCGTTGCTGCTGTTTTTACTTCAAACCCCTTGGCGGCAAGCATGTCTCGCCACTTTGCCCAGTCATTAACGATCTCTTCAGGATCAAATCCTGAGTCTCGTAATACTCGCTGCGGGCTAGTTAGGAAGCTTTCTAAATTAAGCTGATTACCTTTGGCCTCTTTGAGCGGATCAGTCCATGCCCAACGCCGACCTTGAAACATTACTTTCATATATTTTTCAGGTGAGCCACTTAAAGGTTTATAGCCGCTTGCTTTTGTTGGTACCGTTATAGTGCCAAGCTTTAATTGCAGCTGAAGCCAATCCTCATAAAGCGGTCTTAAGTAGCTTTCAATTAACCACGTTTGTAATTGTTTCCAGATTTCACGATCTTCCATCTCACCAAGACGGCCACTAGAATAATTAACGCCTTCTAAGTCGTTCGCCAGCTTGTGATAACTCACGCCTAAGCCAGAAGCAATACTACGTAGCTGTGTTTTAGTAAACGTATCAAAATCGCTATGCGGGTAAGTAGGATCATATGATTCAATGCTCACACCAGGTGGTAAAATATTGGCACTACCTGGTTCAATCTGTTCGATAAATTCGCCGTTTTCTTGCTGTGATGCAATGCCCGAGAGGCTTTGATCTGCTTCTGAATCTGAGGTGTAAAAGACTGCTTTACTTGCGCCGATACGTGCCGCCATTAACGCAGCTTCAGAGTAACCTTCTAACATTTGCATACGAAGTAATGGTGTTGCCAGCCAAGGTATACCGCGTCGCTGACCTACTCGCTCAGTGATGAATAAATGGGTAATTTCTTTAGCATCAACAACCGTATAACTGTTCGATGTATCTGTTGAAAGATAAACCATGCTGGCTGATTTTTTAAAATAATATCTAACAGGCCGATCATCTTCATCAAACTCGA